CAGATATTGGTTACTTAGAAACTTCAGTTGGAGGACTAGATTCAGTAACTCAAACTAATGCTAGTAATATCTCTACTAACTCTACAGATATTGGTTACTTAGAAACTTCAGTTGGAGGACTAGATACTTTAACTCAAACACATACAACTTCTATATCTAACATAGAATCTTCATTAGGAACTTTAGATACTGTAAATGGCTATCAGGATACTTCAATTTATAACAACGCTGTTGCTATTGCAAATCTGGAGGCAGGTACAACTAATTCTTGGAACGGTTTAACAACTACCGATAACTCCGTTGGATTAGGTGGATCACTTGCTAAAGATACAGTTATTACTACTGGGGATTGGCAATTAGGCATTACCGGTTCTATGCAAATATCTGGGGATTTAACCGTTGATGGCTCTATTACATACCTAAATACAAACGAACTTGATGTATCTGATAATATCATCAATATTAATACCGGATTAACTGGGGTACCTCCGGTTAATATGGTATCAGGTATGAGAGTTAATAGAGGTTCATCGGATCCTTATTTCTTCTTCTTTAATGAAGCGGATGATACATTTAGAATTGGTATAAATGCTTCCGAAGGCGGTCTTCCTGCTGAGGCTCAAGCCGTAGCAACAAGAGAGGATAATCCTAACGGTGAAGGAATTCCATTTTGGAATGATAGCGCTAAAAGATTTGATACGGTTTCAGATTTCAAATTCAATGCTACAACAGGACTTACAATTTCAGATAGAATTACTGGTTCTGCTGGATTAACTCTTAGCGGATTGGATGCATCTACACAAACTTATGCATTGATGGTTCCTGCTACCGGTGGTGGTGTGGTTTCAACAAGGGCGCTTGGAACTAATGCATTTAGTTCGGATGTTTATGCCCTCAAATCCGATGTTGATACATCTTTAGCTGGAATTTATACAAGAATTGATGGTTCATTAGCAACTGTTTGGACTAAATTTGGTAATGTTGATACATCACTAAATTCCATTTGGACTAAATTAGGAAGTGTTGATACTTCAATCTCCGGATTAGATACTTTAACTCAAACTAATGCAACTGATATTGGTAATTTAGAAACTTCAGTGGGTGCTTTAGATACGCTAACGCAAACTCATACTGCAGATATTGCTCAATTAGATGCTTCTATTGTAAGAATAGATGCTTCATTAAATGATGTTATTGAAGCTACTGATTTATTTTATACCAAATCATATATTGACGGTTCGTTTGGATTAAGAGATACTTCTATAGCTTGGCTAGACACCAATAAATTAAATCTCTCTGGAGGTACTTTAACTGGTCTATTAACTCTTGCTTCTGCAGGTATTAGATTAGATAATGTTACAATAACAAATATTGATACTTCAGCAGAAGGACTTGGAGTTGGTTTAGATACACATATTCCTACATCTGCTGCTGTTAAGAGCTTAGTTGATTCAGCTATTTCTGCTGGTGTTACTGCCAGTAACGGTTTAACGGAAAATCCTGCTGGTAACATTAAATTGGGTGGTGCTTTATCCGAACTTACAACTATTACAGCTACCGATGCTAGCGCTCTTAAATTTGCTGGTATAACTAATGTAGCTAACGAACAAACACTATATGCTGAAAGTTCATTAGGTAAATTAATTACTACCGAAGTTGGAACAATGGCATTTGCCACTGCTTCTGATTATGAGACTAAAGCTAATCTAGATACTTCACTTGGAAATATCTGGACAGAATTAGGATATGTTGAAACATCCCTAGGAACCCTTAATGGACTTATTAATACTAATATTACTGATATTGGTAATGTAGAAACATCCTTAGGAACCCTTAATGGACTTATCAACACTAATATTACTGATATTGGTAATGTAGAGACTTCATTAGGAACTCTAAATGGACTGATCAATACCAATACTGGTAATATAAGTACTAACACTACTGATATTGGTAACGTAGAAACATCCTTAGGAACTCTTAATGGACTTATCAATACTAATACAACAGATATTGGTAACATTGAAACATCGTTAGGAACTCTTGATACAGTAAATGCTAATCAAGACACTTCAATCTATAATAACGCTGTTGCAATTGCCGGTCTTGAAGCGGCTACAACAGACGTATGGAATGGTATTGAATTAACAGATAGTTCAGTTGGATTAGGTGGCGCGTTAGATTATCCTACTACTATTACAGCAGATTCTACTAATACTCTCACAATTGCTGGATTACAAACTTTACAATCTGGTACAGGTTTTGTTCACGTAACTGAAACTGCTAGTAGCGCAATAAAGACCAAAGAACTTGGTACAATGGCTTGGGAAACAGCTACAGATTACGTTCCAGTTACTGGAGGCGTATTCACGGGTGATGTTGGATTCTCAGGAAATGTATATTTCGATGGCTCTGCATACTTTACCGATGTAGAAACAATTGACGTATCAAGCGGATATATCCACTTAAATACTGGATTAACCGGAGCACCTCCTCCAACCTTACAATCTGGTATTATTGTAGGAAGAGGCTCAGCTGATCCTTATGCATTCGTATATGATGAGAATACCAATACTTTCAGAATTGGTATAACAGATTTATCATTAGGTCAATACTCTGATGCTTCTACGCAAGCAGTTGCAACAAGAGAAGATAATCCTACTGATTGGGGTATTGGATTCTGGAACGAAACAATGGACAGAATTGATACTTCTGCTGGATTTACATTCACCCCTGGTACAGGACTTGGATTACCTATAGCTCCTACTGCTGGATTTACAACAGAAACTACTGCTCTTGTTTGGAATGGTACAAATGTTGGTTCAAGAGATCTTGCAGCTCATGCATTTGAACCAGCAGTTACTGCAACTGGAACTGGTCCAATTAACGTATCTGGATCAAGTCAAGTACTTTCTGCAATGGCGATCAGTATTGATACTGCTAATGGAAGTACTACTGGTGCATTATCATCAACCGATTGGAATACTTTCAATAACAAGATTGATGATGTAGCTTCTGCAGGTGCAGCAAGCGGAGTATCTTTAGTTGGTACCGAAGTTTCAGGTACTGCAATTATTAAAGATTTAGTCGCTGGTGCTGGAACAACCATTACAAATACAGATGCTTCTACAGTAACTATCTCAGTAACTGGAGCAGAAGGAATTACTGCTAAGTATGCTTATAACTTCACAGTTTCAGGCACTGAACAAGTATTAAGTTCACACCAAGTAACACTTGGAAATGGTCCTTATAATATATCAGTTTATGAAGGTGGTAGTGAATTGGTTTATACTGGGGTAGATTGGAATCCTGCTAATGGTAACGTTACCTTATCTTGGAGTTCTGGATCTCTTACCGGAGACTGCTCAGTATTTATTACTGGATAATTAATATTCATTTAACAATGAGGGGTTGGTTGATTAGATCAACCCCTCTTTTTTTAATTAAAAAATAAAGAAATTATGGCATATCTTATAAATAATGGTCAAAGAATTTTTTCCGCTGGTAAATATCTTATTGGGGAGGTTCCTCTTCTTCTTAGCAACTGGTATTTGCCTTCTAGAGATGAAGTACAGTTAATGAGGTCAGAGCTTTATCTTGAATCGGTAGGAGGATTTACCGCATCTACTAATGATGCAGATGATTATTGGTCTTCTTCAGAATCTTCTAATTCAGGGGTTGCAATTTCTATGAATAGTGGGGATAGCAATTCTTGGGGAAAATTTATTAGTAGACGAATGAGAGCTGCTAGAACTATTACTTACGTTCCTGGTGCTTATTCATTAAGAGATACTGGTCCGGGTGGGGGATTAATATTCTATGTTAATGGTGGAACTTATATGGAAGCCGCTATTGCTGACCAATCAGCAAGTTATACATGGATGAATCCTTATTCTGCTGAGTTAGTTGGTACAGGTTTTGCTATAGGAGATGGACTTACTAACACTTTAGCTATTGTTGCTAAGGGATATGCTTCTAGTGCTGCATTATTATGCTATAATTATACTCCTTAATATTTTTAAAAAAAATAAAAAGAGAGATCGTTTGGTCTCTCTTTTTTTATGGGATATATAAAATAAACAATTATATTATGACCTTACATGATTTATATGCAAAATGGGAATGTTATGAAGATATTAAAACTTGTGTCTCACTTGTTGAATATACAGAAAATGCATCTTTAATTCAAGACGTGTCAACAATGCTTTCCACTGATGGATATGATCTCTCAGAACAACAGATTGAAAATAATATCAATATTATTCTCCCTGAATTTGTTGGTGGATATTATAATTTTCCACAAGATACATCTTTATTATACGCTTTTTCTAAGAAGAATATAAATAAAATGTTAGTAGCTAATCCCGTTTTGGCCCTTTATGTTGATGAAAATGATATCATAGTAAAGAATTATGATACAGAATCTGATGGAGTATATCTTTCATTCATCTTGCCGGAACATGAACAAGTATTTAAACAATATTCTCCTTGGTTTCTTGAAAAAGAAAATGCAGTTAAAATTCCGTGGAATCCAACTGATTGGGAATATGAAGATAGAAATGAAAGATGTATGATTATTACTAATGATTTAGCAGAATTATACGCAACACCTTCAATAGGTATAGATATCCACAATAAATCAATAACAATAGAATGGAATAAATATTCATTCTTATATTTGGATAATGATTTCCCTTCAGATTTAAAAGATAATTTAATAAGTGCTGGTGGAGAAATAGAAGCAAGACCAGTATGATATATAAACTATAAAACATATTAGCTACTAGATTTTTCTGGACAGTGAAAGAAAATAATAAAAAGCATGGCCAACGAGTTTAAGATTAAAACGGGCTTATTACTGGGAGCCCCGACTACCCAACCAGTAACCTCAATCAAAGATACTTCAATTTCAATTACGACTGACGCTTCTTCTATATTAGTTACGGGTAAAGCTATCTATGATTTTCATGCGGCAAATGTGCCAACATTCGAACAAGATCCATCTAAAGCAGATTGGTATTCAGATTCTGAATCTGTATTTATAGGAAGATTTGACGACCCTGCCAGATTTGCAACTGTATTAGGTGTAGCGGCTTTGGAAAATGGTTCAGGAATTTATGTGACCGCTATCGGATATAGAGCTCTTCGGGCAGCCAGTGGGGGTTCTAACACTGCTGTCGGTTCTGGGGCTGGGGAATTTGTTTCTACTGGTACAGAAAATTCTCTTTTTGGAGTAAACGCAGGTAAAGATATATCATCCGGAGCTTACAATACGGCTATCGGTTATGGTACCATGAGAAGTGGAGGAAATGGTAGTTCTTCTAGAAATACTGCTGTTGGTTATTATGCTATGAGGAATACTAGTCCTTGGGGATATAATACAGCAATAGGTTATCAAGCAATGTATGATATTGGTAGTGGTTCTTTCACTCGATATAATCTTGCCGCAGGCTATGAATCTATGTATGGGGGCAAAGGTGCCCCAGAATTATCAGTCGCACTTGGATATAGATCTATGTATTCTGGTGGGGATATTGGAAATGTTGGAGTAGGCGCGTATACTTTATACGATATATCTACAGGACAATATAATACAGCTTTAGGATATGGGGCTCTTCAAAATGCATATAATACATCCGGAATTGTTGCTATTGGATATAATGCTTTAAACAATTACGAATCAGGTATAAGTCCTAATAATGGTCCTATGATTGCAATAGGATACGATGCTTTGGCTTCTAAAACTGAAGGATACGCTGGTATTGCTATTGGTTACCATGCATCTTATTCTGAAACATATACAGGATTATCCGGAAACATTGCTATAGGAAAGGGGGCTTTAGAAGATAACACGGATGGGTACAATAATACAGTTATTGGTAATTCGGCAGCTGCCAATCTAGATGGTGGTATATCGAATATTGCTTTAGGATCAGGGGCATTATCCAATGGGGGAGATGCAGATTACAATATTGCTATTGGAGGGGGCTCCTTAATAGTTTCAAATCCAGGTGACTATAATATCGTTCTTGGTAGAGCATCTATGTATCAAGGTACAGGTGGTAGCCACTATAATATTGTGATAGGTGATCAGTCATACTTCAATGATAATGGGGGATGGCAGAATATAGCGATTGGAAGAAATTCTATGTTCAATCAATCTACCGGATCCAATAATATTGCGATGGGTCAAGAATCTCTTTATGGATCAGCGGCTGGTGTAACTGGTCAAAACAACATAGCAATAGGTAGACAAACAGCTCGCGATATTACGGCGGGTTATCAAAACATAATGCTTGGTCCAACGGCTGGTCGTTTTACCACAACTGGACACGATAATATTTATCTGGGTTCTGCTACTGGATATCTAAATAGTGATGGTAATTTCAATGTAGGTATTGGTTACAATGCATTGCAAATGACGGATTCGGGGGATTATCATATTGCTATTGGATATGAAGCAGGCCATTATATGGGTAATACTTCAAATAATATTGCTATTGGATTAAATGCGATGTATGGAAATTCCGCATCCTATGTCTCCGGTGGCAGTAATATTGCATTGGGTCCTAATGCAATGAGAGATCTAACTACTGGATCTAATAATATTGCTATTGGTTCAGAGGCTCTTAGAGATGCATCTGTGTCAAGCGGGCAAATTGGGATCGGACTTAATGCAGGAAAAAATAGCGTCAGCGGTAACCAAATATTCATAGGATATAACGCTGGTAATGGGATCACTATAGGAACAGATAATTTAGTTATAGGAGCTATCGCTATGCAGCAATCTGATTCCAGCTCTTCATCAAATACAATATTAGGGAGAAGTGGGATGTACAATTCATCTGGTAACTTTAATGTTGCTGTCGGGGATTCGGCAATGGTTACTGGGATGTCCGGGGATAGAAATATTGGTATGGGTTACTATGCTTTAGCAACACAAACAGGTGATGATAATATTGCTATAGGCCATCAATCAATGGGCTCATCTCAAATAGGAGATGGCAATATTGCTATTGGAAGACAATCTGGATATAATATCGATGGTTCTAATAATATTTTTCTTGGTAATTATATTGGTCAAGAAGGAAATAACAGATTGTTAATAGGAAATGCTCAAGGACAAGATGCTTCAACTACTATTATTTCAGGAGAATTCAAGACTTATTCCGGAGGATGGGTTGGTGGAATGCTTAGATTTAATGTAGAGACTTTGGAGCTTAATGGAATTTCGGAAGCTTCTACAAATAAAATACTTTTCTTCGATGAAACTACAAATAGAGTTTCTTATGGAGATGCTTCCGTTGGAGGTGGAGGAATTGCTTCTGTCTCTTGGGGAGATATTGAAGGAACTCTTTCAGATCAAACTGATGTTTCAACTGCAATAGATGGAAAACTAGGAAAATCTGGTCATCAAACTCTCGACGGTTCTTTAAATATCACGGGAAGTCTTATAGTTGACGGTTCTGTTACCTACATTAATACTACAAACTTAGATGTTTCTGATAACATTATTCAAATAAATTCTGGATTAACAGGTACCCCATCATCTTCTACGGTGTCAGGTATGAGAGTAAATCGTGGATCATCCGATCCTTACTTTTTCATATTTTCAGAAAATGATGATACATTTAGAATTGGGACAGAAATTGATGAAGGTTCTCTTCCAGGTTCAACTCAGGCAGTTGCTACAAGAGAAGACAATCCTTTAGTTAATGGAATTATGTTTTGGAATGATGGTCTTAATCGATTAGATACATGTACAAATATAACAATAAACGATCTGATAACTGATCAGGATCCTTCCAAAGCTGATTGGTTCTCCGATGGAGCAAATATGGTTATCGGAAGATATGATTTTGCTGGATCAGCAACAAATTCCACTGTATTAGGTGAGGGAGCAATGGGTGGTAAGACTCATGGTGATGCCAGAAGTAATACCATTATTGGGTTTGAAGCTGGATATGAAATAGACGATGGGTGGTATAATACATTTATTGGTAGAGAAGCCGGAAGATATGCTAGTACAACTAATGGTGGAGTAGCAATAGGAGCCTACGCTGGAATGGAAAATAGTACAGGAAATTATGCTGTTGCTATAGGAGAAAGTGCTATGAGATATGGCGATAGTGGAGAGAATAATATTGCTATCGGTAGACAAACAATGAATATCTCTCCAACTGGATCTTCTAATATTGCCTTAGGTCAAAGTACGTTATTCAATGGCGCTACTGGGGGAGGTAATATCGCAATGGGAATTGAATCCATGTATAATGAAGGAGGGGCTTCTGCATCCCATAATATTGCGATGGGATATCATTCTCTTTATCAAGGTGGAGGAGATGGATACAATACCATGCTGGGATATAGAACGGGGGAACAAATAAGTGATTATAATGATTCTCATAACATTGGGATAGGATATCAGACCATGAGGGATGCTTCAACAAGTGTGCAGTATAACGTTGTTTTAGGATATAATGCCGGCCGTATACTTAATAACACAGATTATACCGTACTTATTGGTAGAGGGGCGGGAGAATATGCAAAAACTGCATCTCGCGCAATTGCCATTGGATATGAAGCATTAGGTGGTCGATCAGGGGATGAGGATCTAACCCCTTCTAGAAGTGATGCCATTGCAATTGGATATAGAGCCCATCAGTATAATTATTCTGGCCAGGCTAACGTTGCTATCGGGGTGTTTGCAATGCAAAATGCTTCAACAGCAAATTATGGGGTGGCAATAGGACAAGGAGCTTATGGCTCAACCATTACCCATACTATGGGTAATTATCCAATAGCAATTGGATTTAATGCAATGAGAAATGGCGGGGGTCAAGATAATATCGCAATTGGTAGAACGTCAGGAGGATTTACAGATGCTAAAGATAGGGATAATATTGCTATAGGGGTGGATGCTATGTCAGATGGCTTAGAAGGATCGCTTTGGGGAACAGACGGAAACGTTGCTATTGGTTCTTATACCTTACAAAAGCCAAATACAGCATTAAGTAATGTGGCGATTGGAAAATATTCTATGAGAAATCATGGAACGGGAAATTATAATATTGGTTTAGGTGAGTCTGCATTTGGCACCACCACTTCTTGGGCAACTGAACCAGTTATTGGTAGTAATATAGGATTAGGTTTTTATTCATTATTCGAGCTTCATACAGGAAGTCATAATATTGCAATGGGGCAGGAAGCTATGAGAGATGCTTCAAATGCTACTAGTAATATTGCGATTGGATATAGATCTATGTACAATTATATTGGATCTGGGGGATCTAATCATAATATTGCAATGGGATATCAATCTCTTTATAATAAACCTTCTGGTAATGGGGAAATTGCTATAGGTTATCAGTCATCTTATTCCCAGGATAATACAGGTACCTTATATAATACAGTAATTGGTTATGCGGCAGGATATTCTAATACAACTGGTTTACAGAATATCTTGCTTGGAGCAAATGCTGGATATAATCTAGATGACGGGGATTATAATGTTGGTGTTGGGGGAAGTGCTCTTTATAATATAGGTGCAGGTAGTGGAAATACCGGATTAGGACATCAGGCACTGGGAAGTTCGGGGGAAGGAGATTATAATATTGGTCTTGGATATCAAGCTTTATATGGAAATGATGCTGGAGAAATTGGAGATAATAATATTTCTATGGGTTATCGTTCTATGTTCTTATTAGGAGGAGGAAGTAATAACTTCGTCGCTGGTGAGAATGCAATGTATAATTCAGGATCGGGTTCTCATAATATTGCTATAGGCGAAAATTCAATGAGAGCTGGAATCGCTGGTATCTATAGACAAGGAGGGGATCATAATGTAGCATTAGGATATAATACTCTTTATAATTCTTCGACCGGTTCATATAATATTGCTATTGGATATCAAGCAGGATATTCAGAATATGAAAGCAATAAACTTTATATAGGAGAAGGTGATCCATCAAATGCTATCATTTATGGTGAAATGGATAATAATAAATTACGATTTAATATATCTACATTTGAAATTAATGGATTAACTGAGGCATCAACAGGGCAAATACTTTATTATAATCCTGCTTCTAATAGAATTACTTATGCAGATGCTTGTACAGGGGGGCAAACTGCTCAGTACTGGCAATTAGACGGCTCAATACTTTCACCAGTTGATGATACGGTAGATGTAAAATTAGGAAAAATTGAGATTGATGAAGACGCTGGAGTGGTATCCCTAGTAGATATGAGTGTCACATCTACCCCTTCTGCAGGAACGGAAGAATCATATTCCTTTGATATTGATGGATCAACTGTAGCTAAAGTTTATGGGGAAGCTAATGGATCTGGCCAATTACAAGAGATTGGTTTCGTTGTAGAAACTGCACAATATATGGGGGATCCTAACACAAACGGATCTTGGAGATTTTATCCAGATAGTAATGGAGACTTAGTATTTGAAAAAAGAATAGGTGGAACTTGGACCGAAAAAGGTAAATTTACTGCATAATTAAAAATCATGGCTTTAAAACTTAAAATAGTGCCCGCTGAAGAAAGCAAACTGAAAATAGGTTCGGTCACAACTTTAGAAGGACTATTAGATTTTGATGGATCCGTTGGGGCTGCTAGAACTACGGAGGTTTATCCAGATGTAAGGGGGAATCGAACACTTAAATGGAAAATGTATTTGGATGAGCCAGAAGATACCAATACTACTTATTTGCTTCTTCTTAGCGATGCATCACAGAATTCATATGATATTGATGGATTTGTAATTCAATGGGCAACACCTACAACATTTAATGTTATATGTTCTAGCACGGGCTATTTGAAAGGTGGAAAGAATTTCGTGGGACAAATTCCCGAAAATATTTACAACAAGGAATTAACTTGCGAATTTAAAAAAGAGACATATACCCCTATATACTTTAAAATAGATGATGTTTCGGTTGTTGTTCTATCTAATAATATCTCTATAAGCGCTCCTGAACAGGTATTTTTTGGAAACCCGGGTACTAATACTAAAGCCTTTAGCACAGGAACAATTTGGGATATCGAAGTAATAGATGACGACACAAGTACAAGAGTTCATCATTGGAAAGGATGCCCGGAAGGAAATAAAGATAGCGGCTGGGTAGATCTAGTAGGTGGTATAGACTGCTCAATAAAAACAAGTGGGGGAGCAATTCCTAATCTAAGAAGCGTCACATACGCGAGTCAAAATACCGGGAGTGCTTTATTAATATCCCCATAATTATATAAAATTGTCAGGAGCATTAGTATAGAAATGACACCTAGAGATATATAAAATAAAGAAAGAATAAAAATGGCTTTTCAAACGGAACATATACAAGTTGATGGATCATTAAATATTGATGGATCTATATATCAATGGAATGAACTATTCTCCGGCGGTGGTGGAGGCGGGGGAACTGGTGATGTAGCTTGGGCTAGCGGAAATGTTGGTTCTAATAATCAAATAATTACTGCAGCGGGGGATGGATCCATTGTAGCTGAATCTAATTTGTCATTTGATGGAAATGTTCTTTCAATAACAGGGAATCTTGAATTGGCTTCTGGGGCAGGAAGATCCATAAGTGTAGGAGGGACTGGATCATATGGGCTTACAATTTCCGGAGGAAGCGGGGCGTCTAATATTGGTGGGGATGTGAGCATCCATTCAGGAGATGGAAGTATTTATACGGGAAATATTTATATAGAACCTATTTATCAATCATATGCTGATGGCTCTGGCGGGGATTTATATCTGTCTGGAGGTAAAGGAAATATGGCTACAAGCAAAGCTGGCGATGTATATATTCTGGGAGGAAAAAATGATACGGCTGGACCTGGTGATGGTGGTGATGTTTATATTGAAAGGGGAGGTGCCTCGGGATATGGGGTTCGTGGGAATATTTATATTGGACAGACTAATGGCCTCCCAACAGGAACTCCCGATACCGATCAAATTTTATTTGTTGATACGGCAGATAATTATAAATTAAAAAGAGGTACAGCTCCTGGAGGTATAGCTTCCCAACTTACTTTGACCACAATCCCAGCGGCGAATACCTGGTATCCTTCATTGTCACCTACTGCTACTTCAGGTGATAAGACAATGTATGTGACTCCGGCTGTTTATTATGATTCTACTTCCCCTGGATGTTGGGTTACCCCATGTGTATCGACGAAAATTCTGTCTGGAAATTTACTATTCCGTAGCGGATCCGATGCTTCTATTGGATGGCTTGAATCGACTATCAGTACACCAAATGATCTTTATATTACTGGTCAGGGAAATTCTACTACTTCGAAGGGTGGAGCAGTAACTATTAAAGGTTCTAACTGTTATTCCCCGGGCGATTTAATTCTAGAAGGTGGGGATGGATTCACAGGAGGCCATGTAATTATAGCCTCTGGGGTTGGAAGCTCATCCAGCGCTGGAGATGTTATTATAACAGGTGGAACAGATAATGGGAATATTTATTTTGGAGGGGATAATGGATCTACTTATGGATATGCTAACAATATTTATTTCTATGCAGGATCTGCCACTGTAGAACGGATGACATTATCATCCACGCAGTTATTATCAACAATTAATGTAAAGGCTCCTAGTTTAACTTCTACGGGAGATGCTTCAATATCTGGCACTATATATGGGGACTTAACTGGTACCGCAGACGTTGCTTCTGTTGCTTCTACGATAACTGTAGAAGCAATTCCGGCTTCATCAACCTGGTATCCAACTATGGCTGGAAGCTCTACTCCAGGGGATAAGACAATGTATATGACTTCTGGTTTTAATTATAACTCTAATACCAGTACTCTTACCTCTTCTAAGTTTGCTGGGGATTTAACAGGTGACGTAACGGGTACTGCTGATAAAGCAGATCAATTATATATTAATAATGATGATGGGGTTGATATAAACTGTCCAATTCTTTTTTCAGCAACCTCTACAGCTGGATATAAAGCCGTTTATGAAGATTCTGCTCTTTATTTTGATAATAGTACTAATATATTATATTCCAGTAGTTTTTCCGGATATTATTCTGGTACTGCTGGATTAACTTGGCTAACTGTTGATTATGTCAATATAGATGGTAATATCATTAAAAGTGGAACATCTGGTCAAGATCTAAATATTAGTGGAGCTGATTGGTCTGGGGGAGGAAGTAATCTCTTAGTAAGAGGAGGTCATGGAAGTACTGGATCAACAGCAGATGGGGGTCACTTAACTTTAAAAGCAGGGGATGGTGGAGCATCTTCTGGAGGTGTAGGTGGAGATGTTTCAATAGGTTCAGGAGATGGGTATGTATGCGGAGACATATACATAGAAGCCGCATCTTGATTTGATGCAGGAGATATTACTCTAACACCAGGAAATGGATCTACTCTTGGGAATCTTTATCTCACCGGTGGAGCTGGTCATGGTAATGTTTTCTTGGGTAGTAGAGCATCTGGAGCAGATTATGCAACAAATGTATATTTCTATGCCGGTAGCACTTCTTCTAGAATGACATTATCATCTACTGCATTAACTTCTGCTGTTAGAATTGGAATACCAAGTGGTACTGCTGCTCTTCCATCACTATATTTTACTGATGACGGGGACACGGGATTTTATAGATATAGTACTGATGACATTGGTGTTTCTGGGAGTACAGATTTAGAATTCCTATTCCAAATGACAGGAGGAACGTTCCACGCAGAAGGGGATATTATTGCTTATTCTTCAACTGTTTCAGATAGAAGGCTTAAAGATAATATAAAAACATTAGAAAGTTCTAAAGAATTTTTAATGAAATTGGATCCAGTAAGTTTTAATTGGAAACATAAAAAAGAAGAGGAAGAATGGGGGGAAAGAGAACATTATGGGTTTATTGCTCAAGAAGTTGAAAAACTAAACCCTAATTTTATTTCAGAAAATAAACTCCCTTTCTATGCTGATGAAGACAACCAAGAGAAAGAATACAAAATAATCAGAAATGAGAATTTCGTTCCATTCTTAGTGGGAGGATTTAAAGAACACGAGGTAGAAATCTCAGAATTACGGAAAACTATAGATAAACAACAAAAACAAATAGATGATTTGAAAACCAGAATGGATATATTAATGGATCATCTAGATAAATAAAGAAAAGAACATTTATAATGTCATCAGAAAAAAAAGATCACGTAAATCAAACAGTAAGCGGAGCATTTCCAGCTGAACAGAGTGAAACTACTGTTGGCGGATTAAATGTAAATCTTAGTGCTGATGGATTAGAGATATTTAATCCAAATTATGCTTTATCTGCTGTCCAAACATACAATTCATTTAATAATGTTGCAAATAAGATGTTTGGGATCGATGCAATATGGTTTCGTGCTGTACCTCAACAAAGATCTAAAGACGTTATATTTCAGGAATATACTCTTTCCTGTGTGGAAGATACCCCATTGTGTATAAAGGTTGTACTTCCCGATGGAAATTTTCCGGATTCTAATTATCAATTTGATTTAATGGGATTAGAATACAATATACCTACGGAAATCCAAATTGATAAAAGATACTGGGAAGAAATGGCAGGATTTGGAACTGCTCCTCAGAGAAAGGATATTGTTTATCTTCCATTGCCAAACAAACTTTTTCAAGTGGTATCATCCTATCTTAAAAGAGGATTTATGGAACAAGAAACTACTTGGGTCCTAAATCTTGAAAAATACCAGCCAGAGGCGTCAAGAAAAGAAGGGGACAAACTTAAAGAAACTATTGATAAATATACAGTTTCTGAAGAAAAATTATTTGGGGAAACTATTGATGAAAATATTGAAAAAATAGTAGATCCTAAACAAATGTCACCATTATCATCTACATCTGAAGACAAGTATAAGGAAATGGATAAGGATCTTAAGGTTCTTGACTACAGATTGGATATTTATGGTATTATTGCTGCAGAATCTGTTTATGATTTAGAAACATCCTCGACCTATAATGCCATAACATACAAGAATTCAACTGATTATATTACTGCAGATTGTGATCGCGGATTAACTGCATGGGCTTATCCAAGAAAATCTTCTGCCGAATATGATGTGGTTTGGATTACCCCGGATTCAACTTTAACTCCTCCGGCAAATTATAAAATTAAGATTAGAGGATCAAGAAGATTGGGAATTGGGGATTATATGACGCTAAAAAGGTCAAAGGCCCAAAATCTTTATGCAAAAGTTATTGATGATAACCATGCTGCTTCTGGGGTTTATTATTGTCAAATAGATCAAACAGTTATTAATCATCTTAATTCGGTTCAATCTCAATGGTGGACTAAGCAAGGATGGAAGGCTTTGATCCAGGATCCTATTACGCTCATAGATGGCATTAACGAGACCACTACCGGCTTTGTAGTAACATTTAATGCTAACCAATACATAAAGATTGTCTACGGAACTCAGGAGCATATTGCAGTTATCCCAGAAAAACTAGAAGATAACAAATGGTATGGATTTGTAGCTAATATTGGAAATACATGGGAACAATATAATGTCCATGTTTGGGGAATTAGTCCAAATGATTCTGCGAATAAATTAGAAAGCTTATTCTATGAAACTGTTCCATTTACTGCAGAGCCAACCACAGTAGATCAATATACGGTTGATAAATCATACTCTTATATGACCAATATAAGATTATTCGACTCCACAATTGAAGAAGAGCGTCAGGTACCAGAACTCCTATCTTACTTTACTCAAAATGCAGATAAGGGATTGATTCTGGACAACGCAGACCCGAAGTTTAAAGCTCCATACATTTCAGCTCAACGATAAGCGAAAAAGGACCAGATCGTCTTTTTTCGTCTTTTTTCGTTTTTTCCAATGAATATATAGATAAACGTTAAAACTTATCTAAATTTTATATTATGGCATCAGCAAAAGATACTAGAGAGGAATTGGAAAAATTAGTTAAAGGTAGCAATGATTCATTAGAAGGAGAAATGCCTCCTGGAACTGAAGAAGCCCTAAAAATAGCACCAAGTTTTACAATGGACTTTAAAAAGGTCAAGAAGAATTGTAAAAGACGTGCTAGAAGCATGATTAAAAGATCTACCGGATTAATGCTTTCAGATGAAACTGTAGCAGAAAATCCTTATATGAAACATAAGATGCAGGTGGATATTATATCTTTAACAGGTCTTCTTTATCAGTTAGAAATCAATGAAATGATGCAAGAAACCCTTATGGAAGAGGTTAGATTAGGAGCTGCACATCCAAGAATGTTTGAGGTATTTGGTAATTTATCAAAAACCATTGGAGAACTTAATAAACAGCTTATTCAGACGGTGGAGGCAATAAAACTTACATACAAGGATATCAAAGGAGATATTCGAGAAAAGGAAGAAGAATTACAAGCTCTAGGCCAAGGGGATGGCGGAATGATGAGGAATAAAGATGGTATGGTTACCATGGGCACCAAAGGTCTTATAAGGGAAGCTAAAAAAGCTAAAATGCTGGATAGAAAAGAAAGCATGCAGGAAGACAGAGATATCCAGGATATAGAGGAAATAAAAGAATAATATGGCCACCCAAAGTAGAAAAATCTGGACTACAGATTCTGTATTAAGTGCCTTAGATAGATTATCTATTGGGGAGGAGATTAATGATTCATGCTTTCATAGAGGAGATCCCGAATTGAAGGCGGAAAATATCTTATTTCAGCTAACTCCAAAGGAAGAAGATGAATTTATACTATGCTCCCAAGATGTAACATATTTTGTAGAGAAATATTGTAAATTTCTTACCGATTATGGTAGACAAACAGTCCAATTAAGGGATTTCCAAGCTGATATATTGGATACGCTTGGAGAGGAGGTATGGATAGAAAATTTAGAAGATTTTGGTCCAAAAGTTAGAAATTATATTCTAATGGCATCTCGTCAGATAGGAAAAACCACAACTATTTCAGCATTCTTTGCTTGGTATCTATGTTTTCATGCTGATAGAAATCTTTTGATTATTGCTAATAAACAGCAAACCACCACTGAAATTGTTGATAAAGTTGTTCAAGTATTTCGTGGACTTCCATTCTTTTTAAAACCTGGTATTAGAACAATTGCTGCTTTAGGACTTTCATTAGATAATGGATGTAAATTACACTCACAAGCAACAACTAAAACCGCATCTATTGGTTTTACTATTCATGTATTATACATTGATGAATTTGCCCATATTAACCAAAAAACTGTTAGATCTTTTTGGCGATCTGTATATCCTACACTATCATCATCCTTAATTTCCCAATGTATCATAACATCCACACCAAATGGTATGGATAACTTGTTCTATGAGATTTGGGATAAGTCTATGAAGGGAATAAATTCATTTGCTAATAAGCGAGTGGATTATTGGGAGGTACCAGGTCATGATGATGAATGGGCAAATAATTTAAAAGCGGACTTCGGGGACGAAGAATTTGCTCAAGAATATGAATTATCTTTTGATAGCAAGAGTAATAGATTACTTTCTGGATCCCAATTAAAATGGATTAAGAGGTTGGAAAAAGAATATGTTCATAGGGAATTAGTAAGGACCGAAATGGATGATCTAATATACCGAGATAAATTATATTGGCATCCTAAATTTGACCCAAATGCTTATTTTAATAATAGAGAGCATAGGTTTATAATATCCAATGATTTAGCTGAAGGAAAGGATGAGGATGAATTAAAAGATAGCGATTATAATGTTTCTGCAATATATCAGGTTTCATTAAAGTCATTTTCAAAATTGAAAAAATTGAGGAAGGACGAAAGGGCCATCCAAAATATGTTTAAGATTGTTCAGGTTGGTATGTATAGAGACAATGTCGATGATGAAGAAGAAATGGCTAGGGTCAATCAAATACTTGTATACGATCAGCTTGGTGATGAACTCTGCAAGTTAGTTACAGAAATGAACTTTAATGGAAAATCTTTCATGAGAGCATTTTCAAGTCATGAAGGATGGTATGAGGGAATTATGATGCATTCATACCACACAGCTCCAATTCCTGGAGAGAAACCCCCAAGATTGAAGCCAGGATTTAAAACTCGTAGTGATAAAGACTATTTCTGTAGACTTGGTAAAAAACTTATAGCCAAAAAAACTTTGGTTCCAACGGATAAAGAAACAGTAGCGGAATTTGCTTCATTTGGAAAAGTAAAAACCCAGTGGAAGGGGATAGGAAGACATGATGATTGTGCTATGGCCTGCCTAAATGTAGCTAGATTCTATGAAGAGCCAGAATATGCAGATTGGCTTTATGATTTTTTAGAAGATATGGAGGATTCCCCAATAAAAAGATATGTAATGACATTATTAGAAGAACCATATGATGATAATGAAACCTCCGATGATATGTTTGCTGCAATGTATCTAAATGATAATAATCAAAAAACAGAAGCAGAAAGGCTTCAAGAATTATTTAATGCTGGAAGTCAATACACTCCAGGAACATCTACTCCATGGAATAGATAGAAGTAATGATTTTTGCTTATAGTTATTCGGATATATAATAAAACCCGCTTTAGAATATAAAGTGATTTTTACAGAAATCAAGACGAATAAATAATAAAAATAATACAATAAAATATGGCTAAGCTTGCTTTAGATTTATCGCAATTCAAATCAGCAGGGGTCTACACCGTAGAAGTTGATCAATCTGAACGAATAGTAGTTACAACTCAGTCTTTAAGACTTCTTCCTGGATTCTCAAAGGTTGGACCTTTTAACGCTCCGGTGTTTATCCGTTCTACAAGAGATCGTCAAAGATTCTATGGAGAAGTAGATAGAAAACTTGAAAGAAAAGGATCATTTTTCCACAGATCTATTGATACGGCTTTACTACAGTCACCTGTATTTGCTATTAACCTTTTAAAGGTTAATGAATCCCCATCGGATCCTTCAACTGATACCGCTGGAGGTATTTCATTATCTGTTGACTGTAGCTCCGCAAACTTTGGTGGATATCTTGACAAATATGTTAATTTCTTTAACAGGGAGCGATTCTGGAAAGCTGATGCTGAATATCTTTTGGGCATTGCTCAAAATAAGGAGGGAGCTACTAATGCAGAAAGCACCTCACTTCTTCAAGTAGCTAACGTTGGAACAACTACTCTTTCATTTATAATAAGAAAAGCGGTAGGTCTTCAGGGATACGATGTATTCGCAAGAGACTGGTACGGTTCAGATACTAATATTCCTTTTGAATGGATCAGACCATATGACAAGATGAGCGATTATTTTGTTAATATTATTGCTATCCAAGGAGATTGGACAAATTATTCCCAATTATCATCAGATCCTTATTTCTCTGATTATTTTACAACAGAGGGAATTAAGCCTGATCAACTTCAGAATTTTATAAATCTCCCAACTGTGGGATTAGCTGGATCCTGGTATGGAACTATTATTCCTGATTTCAGAGATCAAACTGGAGCAAACCAATTTATTGAAGATATTGTTAATGCTTCTACTCAGTTAACTGGAGTATTGGTTGATGTCAACAGAGACGCTTTAGACCAACTTATTTGGGACGAAGATCAAGGACAATGGGAAATGGGAGACGGAAGTTCTACTACGGCTTCTAATATTCTCGTAGATTTAGTGGGTCACGGTTTAATTGATAATACTGGTGATACTTCTACATCTTTCCTAAGTTATCAAATCGATGTATCTGATAACATTTTTCATAACACATTTGCTATAACTCAATCTGATACAACTGGTAAAGTATTTACTGTTGATGCATCAGCAGATTATATTACGGTAGGAACAATGGTTAAAAAAGATGATGCTAATGGAGTTATCCCTCCAGGAGTGACTTATGTAACCTCTAAGATATATGATGGATCCACTTATAAGTTTGGAACTGCAGAACCTATTTATGGATATGATACAACTGCAACCACAGTTCTAACTCAAATGCCAATTGACGATGCCTCTGTAGCTACGCATTACAAAATGTTAAAGGTTACAGGATTAAAAATCACATCTAACCATCTTCCTGGATACGATGAGGATGGCGCTCCTTCAATTGAGGAGGGGGTTATTAAGATTTATTCAATGCTGGAAGATACAGGAATCCTAAGGGGTCTTATGAATCCTGATATGATTAACTATAGATATGTAGTTGATACAATGGCATATGGTCTAAGAGCCAATTGCGGCGGTAAAGTTTATCTATCAAGATTAGCTAAGAAAAGAGGTAAGACAACCGCTCTTATTTCAGCTCCGTCTATTAAGCAATTTGCAACATCTCAAGATCCTTATTTCTGCGACGTATTTGTTCCAGGAGTAGATCCTAAACCTATCTTCTCAACTCAATATATCCCAGAAGGTGGTAACCCTGATATGCCTAGAAGCTTCAGATTTACTTTACCTGATGAGGATAATGGAGCAAGATACACAGGGGTATTTGGTCCATTCTTAAGATATACTGAAGGCGACAAAACTATTGATGTACCGCCTGCAGCTGATGTATCTAACTCATACATTAGAAAATTCTTAGGAGGAGATCCTTATGCAATCGTTGCTAACCAAAATGGGGTAATTTCTAACCCTAATTTAGCAGGTGTTGAATATATGATTGATCGTTACGACAGAGATTATCTAGAACCATTTGGATATAACTCTATCATTGAAAGAACGGCTACTGGCCAGATTCTTATCTATGCAAACGTAACATCATATCAGGCAGTACACAGTGATTATAATTACTTACATGTAAGAGAATTACTTAATACAATTGAAATACAAGTAGACGAGGTTCTTCAGAACTACGTCTTCGATTATAATAATCCAGTAGTTAGACTTAATGTTGTTAACTCTGTTTCCCCTATTCTTCAAACAATAAAAGATTCGGGAGCTCTTTACAACTATGAAATCGTAATGGACGAGAGCAATAATACCCCAGAAATAGTAGATGAGGGATATGCAATCTTGGATATTGGAGTTTGGATTACAAAAGGTATGGAAAAAATTATAAACCGTGTAACTGTTAATAAATCTGGGGGAGCAAGCTCTGGAGGATTTACTACAGTATAAAATTTGAATAAATAAAATAAATTAACTCGATATGACTGAATTAAGCAGCAAGGGTACATTCGGTTTGCCACATTATAAGAATTCAAGAGCGGCCGTACAAAAATATGAGCCACTCTATCTAAACCTATTTACGGTTCAGATATCTTTGCCAACGGCCCTTGGAAGTAATGACGAGGAACAGAATCTATTGCTAGAGAATTTAATTTCTGTTGGTGGATTGGAATCTAACTCATTTCCAGGATCAACTCAGAATCAATTCTATAAGTGGGCAGAAAGAAGGTTTGCAGGAGCTAAACCTGAGAAAACAACAATGGATGTTACTCTCAATTTTGAGGTTAACCTAAATGAGACTCCAAGCGCCTATGTTCTTAAAACCCTAAGAAAATGGAACGACCTTGTGTATGATCCGCTAACTGGTAGAACCGGACTTAAAATGGAATATACAGCTCCATGGGCTTTAATAACTCTATATGATAGGGCTGCTAATCCTTATTGGCAATGGCAATTATACAATGTATTTCCAATTACGGCTTTACCTGCTCCAGAACTTGCATATCAATCGGAAGAAATCTATAGAATCGAAGGCTATACATTAGCATGCGATTCATGGGACGAAACAATAGTATAACCCAACCCTCCTTTCATCAAAGGTCTGAATTTCGGTTCAGACCTTTTTTTTGTAAAACCATGGAGGTTTTTTTGGATATAATGATATATAGACAAACAGTATAATTTTAATCATATATTAAGATGTCAGAAGATAAATTAAAAGAATTTGCGGAAGGACAAGAAGGAGCGCCAAAAGAGGCCAAAATTACTCCAATCCAACCAGAAAACACAAAAACCCCAGTACAAGATGCTGCAAATAAAATCCCAGTAGGATCCCCTATAATTAAGCCAGACATGAAAAGCATGCCATGGGAAAAAGATCCTGAACAAGTTGAACTAGGCAGTAGAATTGGATGGCAACAGATTGATATGAAGGATCTGCCAACTCAGGGTTTATTCTACCCAGAGGGAACACAAATTGCAATAAGATCTGCAACAGCGGCTGAAATACGTCACTGGTCTACAATTAATGAAGATGATCTTTATGTATTAGATGATATGTTAAACTATATCGTTGAAAGGTGTTCTGCTATCAAATTTCCGGATGGAATTTCTTCATGGAAAGATATCAAGGAGGTCGATAGATTTTATGTTATACTTGCAATCAGAGAGAGAACTTTTTCAAAAGGAGAGAATCTTCTTCAAGTAAAAGTATCGGAAACTGAAAAAGTTACGGTTACAAAAGATATGATCGATTATATCAATTTTGATGATAGATTGATGAAATATTATGATCCAGAAAAAAGAACCATCGTTCTGAAATTTAAGACCGGAAAAAGCATGCCTATCTATATGACTTCATCCGGAGTTACAAACTGGCTTAAGAATTATATTAACAGGAAACAACAAATGCAAGAATCCTTTGATCAGGATTTTATAAATTTTGCTCCTTTAGTTATTCCAGACTGGAGAGGATTAACGGATAGCACTTATGAAAAATTTGTTTATGAATCAATGAATTGGTCTAATTCTGAAATTTCTATGCTCACGAAAGTTCGGGAAATATTTGCTGATACGATCAATCCTGTTGTTAAATATAGGGATGAGCAAGGAGGTGAGCGGCAGGTGCCGCTAACATTTCTCGGAGGGATTAAATCTCTTTTCCTTATTTCAGATCCGTTTTCAGAACTTGCGTAAAATCTATTTCCACTTCGCGGATAAGCTTCATATGCCTCCGTCAGAAGTGGACAGATTGGAGTTTTATATGCTCGAATACTTATTAGAAGATCTTGAAGAAAAGATCGAAGCAGAGAATAAGCATTATAAAAAACAGGATGAGGAACAAAAAAAGATGTCTAAATCTCAACAAATTCCTAAATATAAACCTCCATCGAGTTCAAATAGGGGATTTGATATGCCAAGGGTAAATATCCCTAAAATGAACATGCCCAAATTTTAAAATAAAAAGGAGTCTTAAAACGACTCCTTTTTTGTTTAACGTGGATATATAAATAAAATCCTTTCACTAGATGCAAACATCGGTAGAACTTTTACAAGGAATACTTCAGGTAGTCGGAAAAATCGAACAACAACAGGGAAAGACAAAGGAATCCAATGTTAAGGAAAGCGGTGTTAAGGAAATCGTAAATATTTCTTCTGCTCTTGCCAAATTTGCTTGGACCAAGCCTAAAACGGTACAAAGATTTCTTGATTTTTCCAGAGATATATTAGATATTGTTAAAAAATCTAATAAAGGTAAAGATTTTAAAATCTTTGCAGATGGTATGGTAAGTCTATCTACATCTATTTCTAATTTAGTTAGTGGATTATCAGATTTAAGCAAAATAAAACCAAGAAGGGTTGATAGTGCTTTAAATACACTTCAAAAACTGTATGATTTAATGTATGAGTTGGGTGATGGCAGGCATGCAAGAAAAGTTACCAAAGCCCTGAACCTATTTGATAGAATGGGAAGATCTATGAAGAAGATAGGAAAGCCCCTTATGATATTGGGACAATTCTTGGGAATGCTTGGTATTTCGTTACTTATATTTGCTGGAGGTTTAGTGTTATCATCTAAACTACTGGGAGCCCAGAATGATCCTGAGGCTGTATTAGTTGTATTATTGGGAACAGTGGCAGTTCTTTCATTAGTTATGATAGGGTTAGGATTATTAGGGCCCACATTAAAACCTGGAATGAAGACAGTCAAGGGAATAGCTAAAGCCTTCTTCTATATTGGGGTTGGACTAATAGCCTTTTCATTAAGTTTAGTAATGATGGCATCCTATATGGGTCAGGAAAAAGGAGGAAGTGGAATTGGAAAAGCCATGTTAGTCATGGCTGGAGTTATTCTTGTAATGGTTGGAATGTTTGCATTATTGGGACTTGCCGGTAAGACAGTTGAAAAAGGAGTTAAGACAGTTTCTGGAATGGGTCTTGGATTGTTTATTCTAATTGGAGGGGTATTCCTATTTACCCTGGGACTTGTTGCCATAGCAGGTCTTCTTGGAATGTCAGCAGATACTAAAGGAATTGCACTTGCATTTGGAGCCATGTCATTAACAATAGGGGCTATTGTAGGCATATTCTGGCTACTCGGAAAGGCTAAAAAAGAAGTTGCTGTGGGTACTCTCGTGGCGGTGTTGGTTGCAGGGGGATTAATGGCAATCGGATTTGCTATTGGGTTCTTATTTAAGCAGGCTGCGGCTATCGGCGGTATGATGTCTGGCGGAAAGGATGGGGAAAATAAGACTTCCAAAATATTCGGAATAGAAGTACCACCTGCAATTGCAGGTTTGGGCATGATTGGTATGGTATTTTTAGGAGCGGTAGGTGCATTTGCATTATTAGGGATTCCCGTAGTGGCTGGTCTAGTTGCTCTTGGCGCAGGTGTAGCAATGATGGTATCAGGTGTCCTGATATTATTTGCAATAAGCGTTAAAAAATTAATGGAAACATCTTCTAATATTCCGGCTGATTTCCCTCAGAAATTAGGATTTATGATAGGCGGAGTATTTGAAGGTATGATGATAGGATTTAAGACTTTATCTGAAGGAAAGGACGGATTAATAGGCATTAAAAATATTATAAAGAATAGTGCTAAAATCTTTGTAGTAACTGGTATTCTTATGACCGCTTCAATATCTCTTTCCATGTTTGCTCGAGCGTTAACTGCATTTGCAAACCTATCCGAAATGAGGCCTATTATAGGCACTAATCCAGACGGAAGCCCTATATTTGGTGAAAAGATTAATATCAAAAATGTAGGACAGAATATATCTACTACCATATCAGATTTTTTAAAAGCATTAATAGAATCCACCGATGGCCTAACAAAAGATCAGGCTAAAGGAATTGCTAGAATGGGAAGGGCATTAACTGGAAGAAGGGGAATTCTTACTGCGGTTATTCAATTTACTGAGGTATTAAAAGCTTATGCTCAGTTTGGTCAAGAAGGAAAAATTGGATATTCTGTTCCTATGACTAATGCAGACGGTACTGTTATGCTGGATGGAAATGGAAATCCTATAATGAGGCAGGAATCTGTTCTTATAACAGATGTAACTAGAAATATAATTGATTCGTTTACATCTTTTGTAGAAGGTATAACATCTAAATCAGAAGTATTTCAGATCGATAAGAGGGAAGGTAAGAAGATGGCCAACCTTGCAGGAGTTCTAATGGGCAAAAAGGGGAAAAAAGGCAAAGAAAAATATGGTCTATTACAACCTATTGCAGCATTTGCAGAGACTTTATCCATTTACGGTAAGTTTGGTGATAATCTTGAAATGCCATTATTAGAGCCAGATGCAGATGGAAATATGGTGCTCAAAGGCTCTATTTCTATACAGGATATTGCCAAAAATATTGTAAAAAGCTTAGTGACATTTGTAACAGAGATAGCTGGCAGCGATATGACTGCAAATACTAATAAGGCATATAATAATATGCAGCGATTCGAGGCTGTTATGTCTGTAACTGGAGCAATTGCAAAAAATTTAGATAGCATGACCAAAATGACTGATTCGACAATAAAACTTGCTGATTCCATTAAAATGCTATCGACGAACCTTACGGAATTGCCTTTAGATAAATTAGAGGGAATAGCTGCAGCTTCGTCAGCGTATATAACCAAGACAGAAGGATTTGGAAATTCGGTCAACACAATATCCACCCCTCAACAAACTTCGGGATCTGATGGTACAGTAACTGTTGGCGATGTACAACAGGCAAAACAAGAGTCTACAAAAAAACAATCAAGGAAGGAAGCTAAAGCTCAACAGATTGATTGGGGTGCTATTTCAGCTAATATTGGTGAAATTGTTGGCTCCCAAGTAGTTGAAGCAATGAAAGCTGGACAGGTCAAATTTGTATTCTCGGGAGGGCCAGAAGGAATAATGGAATGGGGATAAAACTACGCTCAATTTTAATCATATAACTTATAAACTTCAAAAGATAGTTGTATGATTAAAAATATATTTCATGGAGATGAATTTCCGGTTGCTCCAGCCACCAATCTAAATAAAACAGATAAAGAGTACCATGATTTACTTGTAAAAATTCTAAAAGAAGGAATTTGGAAAGAAAATCGAACTGGAACAAAAACCCTTTCTATATTTGGTCCACAAGTAGAATTTCCTAATGTTGCTGAAGCATTTCCTTTATTAACCACAAAGAAAATCCATCTAAAATCGATCATTGGAGAATTATTATGGTTTCTCTCAGGATCTACAAACAAACACGAACTTCGTGATAAGTATGGTGTTACCATTTGGGATGAGTGGGGTGACGACAAAACAGGAGAACTCGGACCAGTTTATGGGCACCAATGGGTAGCATGGAGGGATTATAAAACAAAATGGATTTCAGCTGTTAGCGGTCCAGGTATGCAGGTTCCTATTTATATTAATCAACTCCAAAACATTATTGATAAATTAAAAACCAATCCTGATGATAGAAGACTGATAGTTTCAGCTTGGAATGTTGCTGAGATAGATCAAATGGCTTTACCACCATGTCATTGGTCATATCAATGGGAATCCAGACAATATCCTGGAGAAACCAAAAGAAGGCTTAATCTTAAAATGAATATTCGGTCATGGGATATCTTTCTTGGCGGACCATTTAATATATCTTCTTATGCTCTCCTCCTTTTGATGATGGCTCAAGAAGTTGATATGCATCCAGGAAATTTATACATCTCAGCAGGAGACGTTCACATATATGAGAACCATCTAGAATACATATATAAACAGCTGGCCAGAGATTCTAAAGCTCAAGAACCCCTAATGCTATTAAATGAATCAAAAAGTTTTTGGGATTTTGAACCGGAGGATTTTATTCTAGAAGATTATGAGGCCCATCCTAATTGGAAGGGGGTTCCAATAGCAGTTTAAAAAGAATCAGCATGAATGATAGATCTTTTAAAATCAGCTTATTTATCCTTAAAAGAGGATCTTTCATTTTTCTTGGAAATAGAGGATCCGCTTTTTCAGGATTTATTTGCGATTTTTTTTGTAGTTCTGGCATCTCTTTTAACCCTACTGATGGTTAAGAATGCAATAGAATATTACAAATTAAGAAAAGAGAATAAAAAGATTAAAAGAAATATAGAAAAAACGATAGTAACTGGTTTACTATCTGGAACTGATAAAAACAAAGAAGAAAACAAAAAGTAATATGGCAATTAAAAAATTATCTCTCACAATTAATGCCTTTGACGCTACTGAATTATTAGAGCCCCTGATTACAGAAATAAGGGACCAAGTAGATCATGTAGCCGCAATATGGCAAAAGAAATCTTATTGGAAAAATCCAATGAGCAAACAAGATATGGATGAAATTCATAGGCTTAAAGATATGGGTTTGGTCGATGAATTAATAGAATTTAAGCCTAATTTTGTTAAATATTCTAGAGAACAAGAATGTGACAAAAGAAATATGGGGATTGAACTTATGAAACAAAATGGATCATCCCATATTTTAAATATTGATGCAGATGAATTCTATGATGCGGATCAATTCAGATTTGCTAAAGATATGATTAATGAAAAGGGCTATACTATTACTTACTGCTCCTATGTTAACTATTATAGAGATTTTTCCCATTATTTAGTTTATCCATTCCGCCCATTTGTTCCTTTTATTCATAGCACATTCTGGAGATACACATATCAAGGTTCTGCACCAGGTCCAACAGATCCAACAAGAAGAATAAACAATCCTCATAATTTTGGAACATATATTTTCAAAGATGAAGAATTACGAATGGGACATGCTTCTTGGATAAGAAAAGATATCCGAACTAAATTAACTAATTGGAGTGCTAAAAATCACTTTAATAAAGATGATATTGAAAGAGCTGTAGAAAGGTGGAATAACTGGAAAGAAGGGGATGAGGCTTATATGCTTTTTAATGTTCCGGAAAAGAAAGTTAAAGTCAGAAAACTAGAAAAGAAAATTCATAAATTTGATGTGCCTTGGACGGTAGAAACAGAGAAGGAGGCTTAAGCCTCCTTTTTTATTGGTGATTTTTTTTATTTTCCATTATAAACTGGCTAAGAGGATCCATTTGACCTTCATTTAAAAAATCCTTAATAGATGGGTAAAAACTTTCGCCTACTCCTCCAATATCCATCATTGAATTCGGGAGTTCCTCGTGTGTTATTATAGATACAGATGTTGGGTCCACCTTCTTTTTCTCCGCAGTATCAAAAACCATCACCGTATAATAAAGGGTATTTCCATCTGCATCCTCCTCTATCTGAATGATTTTGCCTTCGACATCATTATCAGTATTTAATTCCTTTCCTACAATTTCTGTTCCGACATGGATATATCTTTCATCCCCCTGCGGAGTACCGGGTTGTTGAAGAATCTGATCTAGAGGTTTAATGGTATATGTATACATTAAATTGGGTCCCGATGAAGAACCGGAACCTCCACTACCAAATCCAAAACCTCTTCCATAGAACTTACCCCCCATTGATGGGTTACCGAAAGAACGTCCCCATCCGCCTCCATAGACTGCGTATCCGGCACCACCAGCTCCCCCAACATTTTCCTTAAGCACATCCTCTATATCACGTTTATGGACCATCCTTGTGTGCCCTGTGATTGTTTTTACTGGTTTATTCAAGTTAGGATCTTCATAGATGAAAAGCTTCACCACATTGGGATCCTCCAGACTAGCTGAATCTATAAAAAACTCCTTTCCTTTGACTATAATCTTTTCGCTCTTCATATTCTATTTATGCTATTTTAACCATTCCTTTCTTGATAAAAATCCAGTGCCCATTCCATCTACATAGTAATATGCTGGAGATCCATCATCCAGTTTTCCCTTTCTCCATATAAATGTTCCCCAACCATTTTTATTGGGCAATCTTTTGACTATATCTAGATCAGTAAAGGTGTTTTTAAAATCATCATAATCTATAGATTCAGGCAATTCATTTTCTACGTAGTAATCGAGGTCAAATCCTACAATTTCATTGGGATCGCCAGAATATCCTATTTCTTTCTTGAATTCATCGGGTATTCCTCCATTATCCCACCAATCTTTTTGAGCATCGTATTCCATACTTCCAGGTTGAAGATCTTTTTGATCTAAAAGAGCCCGTTTAATACTCCAATCACCAATCCCCATAGTTCTTTTAGGATCTTGCCCTCTTTCGAAGCGGATATTTTCATTTACAAATTGAGCTTTCATAGGATTTTAACATAAATAGTCTCTTCATCGTAAACATCTTCCATCTCCAATTCTTCATAATTATCATCATTAACATATTTAAGAAATGGTCTATATTCTTTTTGACGAAGGACTTTTTTAATAGTTCTATCCAAGCTATTCATTCCATGGGTAGAGAGGGGAAACATATCAAATTCAATATAAGATGGATGTATTTTCATGATTTCCTCCTCATCCAGATCCGGCCATTTTTCCATCATCTCCTCTTCGAATTTTGAAACTATTTCATCCCTCATTCCAATCCCCATGGAATGTTTAGGATCCTGTCCTCTTTCGAAGCGGATATTTTCATTTACGAATTGAGCTTTCATTAGATAAATAACATATATTCTATTTTAACACTGAATGTATGTGGATTATAAACATAGAAACCATCAATTAGATTATGACAATCCGAACATCCATCTGGAGCCGTAGTCCAAACATACATATCCCCGAATTTATTCCAGTAATTATTTGTATTAATCCAATCTAGATAATCTCCAGCACTGATAGCTTCATCGGTAGAACATCCATTCATACCAACCTCAACATTTTTTATTGATTTTTGATAATATGTTGATGAATCCACGTCCCATGTAATAGAACAATCCTCAGTCATGTTTATTTGAACGATTCGGCAATCTTCATATGTTACGGAGGATGAGTCCACCTCAACATTATAAAGAGTACATCTTATTAAAGAAGCATCTTGAAGGTATGATGTATAAATCGATGAATCATAAATGGTGGCATTGTTTATTGAGGAATCATGAATAGTGGTGGTTTGAATTCCAACTCTACTTGATGAATCATCAATACTTAACGTAGGATCATCTATAACCCATTCATAAAGTCCTAAACTCGCATTTATTGTTAATTTATAAGCATTTGTATATCCTCCTTCAAATACGGAGTTTGTTATCGAAGATGCATTATTAACTACAGAATTTAATATGGACGAATCCTCGATATCCGATTCGAAAAAGAATGAATCCTTAATATAGGTATCGGAAATAGTTCCTAAACTAACATCTAAATTTTCTGCTAAAGATCCGGATACAGTAGAAGAAACTATCGAAGAATCTAAGATTGAAGAATCGTAAATTCCGCCAGAAGTTAAAACCATGTTTGAAATGCCAGAATTATAAAAATCATTACCCTCAGCATCAAAATTGCTAATTGTGGAAGTAAGAATTGATGTATCTTCTAGCAACCATAAACAAGCGATATCGGAATTTCTGATTAAACCATATTTGACATAGGAGTTTTGGATTAAACATCCAGAAACATCTACTGTATTAATAGAAGATTCTGATATAAATGAATTTTCAATGAAAGAATCTGGATCATTTGCTCCAACATTATTATCATATAGATCTGATCCATAAACTGAAGAATCCGAAATATGCCATCCAGATGGATCTGCAACTCTAAAATCTGAAATCCCGCTATATTCAATTATAGAATTTGTTATTGTGGAAAATGAATAAGAAGCATATAATAAAACTGAATTATCTACAGTTGCATTATAAGTTGGTAATCCATAACTAGGATCATAGGTATATCCAGTAGAAACACATGATATATCTTTAACATTAACATCTACGTCATCTACAAATGGTCCAAATGTAACGTCTGGATCAAATGTTATTGTTGTTGTTTTTTGTATATCTGTTATGAAATTATCAATTTCTATTTCGGTATAAAGAGTTATCATATCACTAACGTGAAATATGTTAAGCCATTTATCATATGGGGTCATTGGAGTTGTTGTCGGATAAATACCTTTCATAACAATTCCCTGTACAGCACCATTTGGATATTTTGCATATAAATATTTTAGATCTGGATTTTCCACTAGATCATATGAATCTGCGTTTGATTGATATGCGAATGGAGATGAAGAATTTTCAGAAGCATCAATTAAGGATAGAACTACATTAGAAATAGTAAAATCGTATCCATCTATCGTACCAGTAAATGTTAATGCGCTAGGATCATAGGTTGCGGTAGCACTAATTCCGGCAGTTCCTAAAGCTATATTTAATGCGTCCGCAATAGTTAAATTTTGGTCATAATTCGCAGATGCATCTATACTAGTATATGTGTATCTGAAATTCTGATAATAATTAATAGAAAGATCTACTTGTAAAAAATATGGATTTAGATCATAATCATCACTTACAAGATTGGGTATGATAAATCCCTGCTGTCTTTTTTGCAAGCCTTTTGTTAATCCCGGAATATAAACTACCTCTCTTTCACCAATTATCTTGGTTTCCACACTCCATGCGGAAACCCCAATTTTTACATTTGAAAAATCTAGGGAAGCTAATATTTGGGAACCAGAGGTTATTTCCGCATTTCCATTCCCAATGCCAAAATAGGCATCATCACTTGATCCTTGACATGGGGAAAGACCAGGATTTACGTAATCATTATTAGGGTTATTGAATAAGTCTGTGGTTGCCATTGTAAACGCATTTATTTTATCTATTTATTCAAATAAAAAAAGAGGTTCTAGCCCTCTTTAATTAATGCGATATGTAAGTGTGATTTAGACAAAATAAAGACCTAAACCAAAAGTGACATTCATTTTTCTTTCATCCAAATTTATGCTGACGTCCTGGAGATCTAGATTATTGGTTTTAGCAATCTGTCCCATCTCCTCTTGAATGATTCTCCTAACTTCCTCGATATTTCTTAAGGTTTGTCCCATGTTTTTCTTTCTTCTGATACAGCTAATTTGGTTTCATCTTTTTTTGTTGGTATAGCTTTGACATCAACTACTTCAACCCCATCTATTATAGTGCCAACAAAATCATCCTTTTTCTCAACTTTAGGCCTCACCTCTTCCTGTTTTTTTAGTCTTTCCAACAATTCTGTCCCTGGAGTGGGTTTATTAAGTTCCTTTATTGGGTCCTTTATTTCTGGGACGAGCTCCTTAACCCCTGTATCTTCGCTCGCCCCTATGCTTTTTTTGAGGTTGGAATTTTATCCAAATCGTGTTTTATGAATTTGCCCTTTTCAAATACATTATGATCATCATCAACATATTCATTCATCAGATGCCATCCTCTCATCTTATTCATTGGTGCAGGATAGAATTTCCCGTCACCTTTTTCTTCGTATTTTGCAGGATGTGCATCTACAGTTTTAGTTGTAGTTTCTAAAGTAATTTCAGGAATTTCTTCCTCTGCAGCTTCTGCTACATCTTCAATCGTTGGTTCAGGGGCTTTTACCTCCTTTATAATATCTTTTAATTCTTCGATATCCTCTTCAGCTCTATCTTCTTTTTCCCAAGGAAATTCCTCATCCAGACTCTCATCATCAATAAATTCTAAAGTATCTGGGGTTATTGGATTGATTTCTACTTGATCTTTTTTCTTTCTTTTAAATAAATTCCCAAATAATGGCTCATCCCCTCCCTTCTCTTCAAGTCTTTTCTTTACTTCATTCTCAATTATCTCCTCCGCCCTATCTGGAGCTAATGGATCCCTTTCGCCCTCTTCTGTAGCCATTTTAATATTATCAGCAACCAATGCTGTCATGCCCAATGCTACTAACGGGAGTAATGCCCCTGAAATCCAGGAAATGATCACTTTATACATTTCAGCGGATTCAGCTTGAACCCCGAATAATATAGCTCGCTGCCAGTATGTCCAATCTGTAGATTGGCTCATATCCATATATTTAAACGAGGCATAGACATTCGCGGTGACCTGTAATGCGGTAAGCAAAAACATCATAGCCCATGCAAGAAGCTTTTGTCTATTCTGGGACATTAGTATCGAAAATAATACTGTTGCTTGACCTATTTCATAAGCAGCCCCTAATAATATAGCTAATCCCATGGTGTTAGCTAATTGAAAGAAAGTTATTGCGTGAAGAGTAGATACAAATGCCACTGCTAAATAAAGAACAGCAAAAGTTCCTATTAACCACCAATATAACTTCTTTCCCCTTTGTAAAAATTTTTTCATTATTCCGTTATTTTTAAAGTATCTTGTTCAGCACCTTTTATTTGTATAGTAGTGTTTGCTCGAATTTTTTCTGCAGTTTGTTGTACAGCATTTGCTCTCCTTTCTGCAGCATCAACCTTAACCCCAGCTATTTTTAATTCATTTTCCAAATCCTTAATGTAATAATCCTGAACAACTTGATTTTTTTGCAGATTTGTAATTTCCAAAGTCTTTTTAGAGATTATTTCATCCTTAATTGTTAATAAGGAATCGCATTGTTCTGATAGGTCTTTTTCTAATATCCTTAGAGACATTTTTCTGTTACAGCTTTGCGTGTTTTTTATTAAAAATAGGGCTAAGAATATAAGTGTGATATACTTAAGATTCTTTTTTAACCATTTTTCCATAGTTTCTGTTTACTTTATTTATCCGTATTTATTCATCAGGTCTACTTATATTATACAAAAAAAGGGAACCCTAGTTTTAGGATCCCCTCTGAAATATAAAGGAATAATTATTTATTTGTCAGCCACCTCCTCTTGTGCTGGAGTTTCCTCTGGCACCGGGGCTTCCTCAGTCTCTTCCTCTACTTCTAGGAAAAAACCTTGTTGCATAGCGACATATTGTTCCTGCATAAATTGAATATCTTTTAATTCCTTTCTTGCAGCAGCTAATTGCTCGCCTAGATCATTAAATACTTCGGCATAAGTATCATTTTCTGATTCAAAATCCTGAGCAGCTTGTAAACCAATTCCCCCCGGATTTTGGAAAGAATAAAAAAGAAATTCCATAGCCTGATAACCTAATTTTAATGGTTGTCCTGGATTCTCTTTTATAAACTTTTCTGCATCTTTAAGCTCTTCATTCATTTTAAGAACTCCCATCCATCCATTTTTAGTCCAGAAAATTCTATTTCTCATAAAATGGGCAATGTAATCTATATAGGACTGGGCCTTTTCCCCGTCTCCTATATCCCATGATTTAACAGAAAAATTCTTAGAAGATTCTTCAACCTCTAGTTTTTTTGCTTCAACTTCTTCTTCCGTAGGTTTATTTTCATTGTTTTCAATTGCGGCAGTGAGTTTTTCATTTAGCTCATCCGGATTGCTAATTTCTAATGTTCCTGTAGTGTTTTCAGTTTTCTTTTCTTCGGACATATTAATATCTTATTTTAATTTATTTTTATAGCGGATCGGACATAAATAGTTTCGATATATAAAGAAAAGGAGTTTCCATGATTCTCAATAATTTAAGTAACCAATTTGTAGTAAGGTTTCCTAAGGGATTTTTCTATCCCGAAATCAGAAATAGATGGGATCCTATTGTGCAAAGAATGAAACTTCCATATGAAAATTTGGAGGATTTTATAAATGCTTGTGTTCAGAGTATAACCTTTCCAAGCGTTGAATTAAACAATGTTTCCCAACAGCAAGGTCAATTCAATATTCAATATAGGCCAGGAAAAGAAATGGAGCCACTATTGGATAAAAATTTAACACTTACATTTAAACTAACTGAGAGCTTCATATCTTATTGGATTCTCTTTGAACAAATTGAAAAGTTTTTAGATTATGGGGACACCGTCCCATTTTGGCCTCCAATGTATGTTTCTTTTCTAGATCATAAGGGATTCGAATTGGTAGTATTTTCATATGAATATATTATTCCTACAAATATATCGCAGTTTGAGATTTCATATGCACAATCCGCAGCCCAATTTAATACATTTACCATGAATCTAAGATATAATCGATATAATATTTTAAGAAGGATTGATGATGAAAATTATAATGTTGGAACTCCAAGAAGATAAATAAATAAAAGCCATTCATGAAACCAAGAGAAACACATAGCAGATTACCTCTAGATGAGGTTGAAGAATTTCCTACTTATTTTGACATTAAGTATTCCCAATCTTCTAGAATATTCGAAGCCGAAGAAATTAAAGACGCTACTCCGGACCAGATTCAGGAAGCCGAAGCAATGTATGAGGAACTTATAAGAAGAATAGAAGCGGGGGAGGATGTAGATGAGGGGTTCATAGGAGGATTGGCCGGAGCCACTGTTGGGGCTTTAGCGGGACCAGCAATTGGAAGAGCAATTTGTAAAGTATTAGGTGTAGATGAAAAGGGAAGTTTAGGTAGATTATTAACATCCAGGCTTGTAACTACTGCACTTGGATATGCTGTAGGTAAAGGAAAATAATATGAATAAAGATATGAGGACAAAACTAGTAAATGAATCCGTAGACAAGTTCATTAATGAATATTACGATGGGGATTATGATTCTCCAGAAAACGATCCCGATTACACCATGTTGAATGGAAGATGGGTTAATAAAAACTCCAGAGAATACCAAAGATGGTATGAAGAAGAGGGCGAATTTGATGATGTAGAGGGAAGAGAATATCGTAGAAGAGGATATTAGGATGAAAGCCAAAACTGTCAATGAAAATGTGTGGTTTGAAAAAACCGGGGATCCTAAAAAAGGAATGTCGATTGGCAGGGATAGGTTTAGACAGCCTGGGGATATGGATATTGTGGATGGATTTGTCTACAGAAACAATCCGGATGAAAGCCCTTCACAAATAATAGTCAATCTTTCTAATGGCAAAGAATTTCGGGTAGGACTTTATGCTGCTAAAGAGGTTAGAGATGCACTAAGAGAATTATTAGGTTAAAAATAAATTAAATGAAAATAATAGGGTTAGATTTTTCCATTAACAAGCCAGCAGCTTGTATCTATGATAATGGGAAGTACGATTTCATGTCTTGGCCATTCGGTCTAAGCGAAAGAATCAAAGACATATTTAAGGAAGCAGGCGTAACTGTCATTGATAGGGAGGACGAAAAGTATAAAGGCAAAGATTCATCCATAAAAATGAGGTGGGAAGTAGAAAATGCCATGTATTTAACTGATTTAATTATTACTAGTCTTCCAGATGGTGATCCAAAGGAATGGCAAGTAATATTTGAAGGAATTTCATATGCTTCTTCTGGGAATATGGCTATTCAATTAGGCGGTTATAAATATGTTCTTATGGAAGCTTTTTTTAATGAAACTGTTCCATGGGATAATATGACTACTTATGCTCCAATTACATTAAAGAAGACTGCTGGAGCATCTAAGAAAGGAATGGGCAAAAAAGAAATGATTGATTCTTTTATTCTAAAGAATGATAATTATCTGTCCAAAACAATTAATAAGAACCCCGATTTATTTAAAAAGAAAACCGGAACTTGGATTGACCATCTTGATGATTTGGTTGATGCATATTTTTGTGTTGCTACTTTTAAAGAAAAAAATGGAATATAATAATGTATTTTTATACTTATATCATTACTAATTTAATTAATGGCAAACAATATATCGGGGATCATTCAACAGATAACTTGGATGATGGATATATGGGAAGTGGGGTATTAATAAAAAAAGCTTTAAAGAAGTACGGAAGGAAAAATTTTAAAAAAGAGATTTTTGAATTTTTTAATGCTAAAGATGAGGCATACTATGCTCAAAAACCATTAATAGAAAATTATAAAACCCTATCTCCTAAAGGATATAATATTAGTCCTGATGGTGGATATGGTGTTAATCTATCAAAACTTACAGAAGGAACAAAGAAAAAAATAAGAATTTCAAACACAGGAAAAAGAAATGGGATGTATGGCAAAACCCACTCTACTAAGGCTCGAGAAAAAATTAGAAAAATTAGAGCAGGAAGTTATCAGTCGGAAGAAACCAAATTAAAATATGTCGGAAAAAGAGCAGGAAATAAAAATCCTATGTTTAAAAACTCCGCTTTTAAAGTCTGGGTAAAAAAATTTGGGGAAGATGAAGCGCTGAAATTGAATGAAATAAAAAATAAAAAATTATCTATTAGTATATCTGGAATAAAAAGATCTGATAAAACCAGGAATATGCAAAAAGAATCCGCTTTAAAAAGGAAAAAAATATTATGTGAACATTGTGGAAGGTATTATGATCCAGGAAATTTAAAAATTCATCAATCTTCTCCTAAATATAAAAAGGCTGTTCACACCTATATAGAGAAGAATTAAATATCAAACTCTCCAAAATTTATTCCTCCCTCATCATCTATATCATCTACGTCGACTTCTTCTGCTGCTGGAAGAAATATATCAGAGAAAACTAATTGGATCCCATCTCCTCCTGGATAGGCATTATAGATATAATCCTTTCCTTTTGGCTTGTATTTATCAATATATGGCCCCATCTGATCAAATTCGTGGTGGTCAAAAAATTCACCATACTCTAAACTATCTCCTAGAGCTACAGCAATTTTATCTAGACGATCATAGTCTTTCATCAATTCATCATCATTAGAATAGTCATATCCATAACTTGCTTCATCTACATATTTTTTAAAGTCTTCAAAAGATCCAATCCCACCTTTGCCATCATAAAGTGGTTCGAGGTCTTCTAAATCATTACTAGTAATATCTTGAATGATATGTTTTTGACCTATACGTAAAGATCTTTTTGGGTCTTGACCCCTTTGATATTCATTTAATGTTTGGGAAACTAACTTCATTTGTCGGGTTTTCTTTATTTATCCAGCTTTTCTTACTAGATACTAAGAAGACTTTCTTTCCTGAGTTGCTTTGCTCTAATTCTATGACCGCAAGAAGAAAAGTTTTTATTTTTTTGTTAAAAAATTCCTAAAATATTATCGTTAAAGCCACGTTAAAGATCCAATTATGCAGGGTTTTTACTCCACCGGTCCATATAAATAATAAAACAAACACTATGGATCAAGCAGCAAAAATATTTTTAGACAGAACTCTTCAGAGAGTTGATAATGGGGAATTTGACGAGCATCTATCTATTCCATTTGCCTCCCGCAAATTAATGAAGCTTAATATAGAGGATCAAATGAAAAAAAAGTTGGAAACAAATACAACCCCAGTTTTTTCAGATGCCGAATTATATGAAATAGTTGGGGATGTCAGAGAAAGCGCAGCTCAGACAGTTGCAGCATTTATTAAGATCGGAATTATGGAAGAAACGGCCACAGGATATGGGCTTTCTGAAAAATGGACTAAGGTTATCAGTGCGACAAAACTAATTTCTTAATTTCACCTGTTTCTTCATTGGAAAGATCAAAAGTTTCTTGAAGATCTGATATTGAATCCTCCCAATTCTCCTCATGAGTTTTTGGAGGATTTTTTTCTTTATGATGGGATGATGATTCCAAAGATAATCCAACTAAAGCCACGATTAAAATACCTAAAATAATTAACCACTTTTTCATAATTTCTTTTTATATTCTTAGTATCTATTAAATAAATGGGTATTTCGTAATGGTCAATTTTCCGTCAGAAAAACGTTACAAAAAGAAGTTAATTTAATTAACTCTTTTTTTTGTGGAATATATAAAATAAAATATATCTCATGGCTGATATTAAAGAAGTAACGGTTTATGGATCCAATAAGTGGAGTGATCTAAAACCATTAGAATTAGATGACAAGGATCTACAAATGGTAGATTGGGATCGATACTATAAAGAAGAATTTGATAAAAAACAAATAGTATTACACCATACTGTTTCTGGTCCCGGTATTCGAGGTGATTTACAAACTTGGAAAAAATATAAATCCAATATTGGAACCTGTATTGTAATTGATAGAGATGGAACCATTAACCAACTATTCTCCTCTAAATATTGGGCCTATCATCTTGGAGCCGGTAAATCATCATTAGATAAACATTCCATCGGAATAGAATTAGATAACTGGGGTCAATTAACAGAAAAGAATGGAAAACTCTATACTGTTTATGATTCCGTAGTTGATGTAGAAATAGCACATTATGCAAAAGGATTTAGAGGGTTTCAAATTTATGAAGCATATCCAGAAGCACAATTAAGATCTCTTGGAGAACTATTGCTACTATGGAACAAACATTATAATATTCCATTAACATATCAAGAAGAAATGTGGGATGTATCTGATAAGGCATTAGCAGGGGATCCTGGAGTATGGGCTCACGTTTCTTATAGGCCAGCACCTCAAAAATTTGATGTTCATCCAGATCCTAATTTAATATCAATGTTAAGAACAGTTTCTAGTCTGGTGTAAAATATTTAGTGCTTTGACTAAGCATATAAGAAATCCAAAGAGGGGTGGTAGGTATATCATCCCTCTTTTTTATGCTTTCAAATGAATTATACATCCATTCATAGCCCTTTCCATTAAATACAGATGGGGAGGTAAAAGCCCTTTTATTTAAGATATCATAATGTATATTCCCAAATCCATTCCAATGTTCAGATTTGATATATGGAGTATTTCTAAAGTAAATGTGTAATCCATTATTCATCGTCCTTTCCGCCGATAAAGACTTTATATCAATTCTCTCTTTTTCCAGAAATTGATAGAATTCATTTACGGAATTATGATGCCCCTCAATATCCAAACAGATTAAATTTGATCTCATTAAGTTTATGATCAGAAAATCATAAATACCAAAATCAATGGAATTCAGGTTATCATTGGTGACTTCCGTCAAATTACTATATCTCTTTTTATATCCCTCCTCCCAGTCAAATTTTGCAAGAGATGCGAATATTTCTAGATCCCATAATTTTTCTATGTAATCCCTAATGGCCTTCATCCAATTCTATAATTAAATCCCCGGTTCCAGTACTATTTGTCTGTCCTCTATCCAATCCCATATTTTTCAGAAATCCATCCCCCCAATAGACTAATTTTCCCCTTAAATTATGTTCAACCCATTTGTATAAATCCATCAAGTCCCTAATATTATAAACACATGATAATTCCCTTGATTTATAGTGTCCCATTGATAGCACCTCAAACCTTACCATATAGCAAAAGTCTTTAGAAGCTTGTAATACTTTTATTGTGGAATTCACATCAATAATTGGTTCTGCACTAACCCAGGTCTTAAATCCATCAAGATATAGGCTTTTCATCAGATCTATTCTTTGTTGATTAGATGATGCTCTGGTTTCAAACTGGTCCTCCCCGGTTAATGAAAATCCAAAATGAGCTAAGTGTTTCTTATCTTCCGGATATGTTTTTAAAAATTCATCGGTTCCCCAGTCTGCACGTTTTGTTAAAATCTTAAATGGAATATCATGTTTTATACAATAATTTATGGCTTGATAAGTTAGGTCTTTTGTGGATTTTAATAATGGATCTGTAATTAAGGAAAAGAATACCCCATATTCCTGTAATTTTTCCAGATTTTCACCAACCTGTTCTTTGAATCTTTGAAGAGCCTCTTTTTTACTTTTGTATAGTAATCTTACATTATCTTTCCATGACTCTCTAAGAATATTAATACAACAACAATACTCGCAAGCATTATTACATCCCGTGTAAAAATTACAGGTACAATAGCTGTATTTTATTGGTTCATTAGAAAAAGTAAGGGGATATCTTATTTCGTTCATATTAGCTTAGATATATAGACAAACTATATATTTATAAAAAAATAATCGTTGAAATGAGAGCAAGATACGTATTTGAGGCTATTAAATTTACAAGAGGTACGGATCCTAAAAAATCAATGGCTATTGGAAGATGGGCACAGATTGAAGAAGAATTTAATAAAGATTGGTATAGAGAGTATTCACCAGATGAGGCTTTAAAATGGGCTTGTACAAAAGGATTAACTGAAATTGCTGAATTTTTGTTAATGCATCAGGCAGATCCCAATTATGAAGACGGAACCCCTCTTGGAAATGCTATGGAATCAGGTCATAATGAAATTGCTAAGATGATAATGGATTCCGGCCGAATGAAAAAGAAATCCCTAACCAATGTTTTGGAAAATGCCAGGAATCTTCCTTTGGAAGCGGTTAAAATGCTCATAAACGCCGGAGCAAAAGCTACGGATGAAGTATTAGATGCATTCATTTGGAGAGGAAATCCAGATACCGTACAATATTTATTTTCTAAAGGGGCTAAAATAAAAAATCATAAGAGTACTCAAGGATCATTATCTTATAAAGTTACAGCAGAAATGTTAAAGGTATTTTTGAAGAATGGACTTAAGCTCGATAATAAAGATAATAAAATTTTAAAGTCAGCTGCTAGAAACGGGGACCCTGAAGCGGTCAGAATATTATTGGATAACGGATTTTCAGGAAGCGGAACAATTGGCGGCGAGACCTTAATCAGTGCTGCTGGCGATGGTAGTCCAGGCAACCTAGAGGTTGTAAAAATATTGATAGATGCAGGAGCGGATCTAAATATAACAGGAGAAGATAGAACCTATTATGTAGAACGCTATAGTGCTTTAACCAAGGCTGCAGAAATGGGTAGGACTGAAATAGTGAGAACTCTATTGGATGCTGGAGCGGATATTCATATCTTAAATGATAAAGCTCATAAGGTAGCAAGAAAAAATCGAAGAACCGAAACTCTAGAGCTGATAAAAGATTATAAGAAGCAAGCTAGGGTGAGAGCTCGGGAATTGGCCAAACAAAATAACTAATTATGGGATTTGTATCACTAAAAGACTGGTTGATGGAACAAACCGTAAAAGGTAAGAAGTTCATTGATAATGGCAAAAGAGACTATTATGGATGTGTAATGATGGATACCAAAATTGATGATTGGGAGGAACAACATCTAGCAGGAATCGATGAGGATGATGTTCATATAAAACCATTGGATGATTCATATGGGCTGGAGAAGGACCCTCATATAACTGTATTATTTGGAATTCACGAGGACCAAGTAGACTCGGAAACAATAAAGGAAGTAATTAAGCATAATATGAAACCTGTTACTGTTGATATTGATGAGGTAGATTTTTTTCCTGGAGAAGAATATGATGTGGTGAAGTATAATGTACCAGTTACCGACGAATTATTAAAGTATAGAGAATTATTTTCAAAGTTTCCCAATACCCAAACATTTCCGGAATATAAGCCTCATATGACTATAGCTTATGTTAAGCCTGGAATGGGAAAGAAATATAAGAGAAAACTAAGAGAGCCTTTCCAAGTAACTTTTACTAAAGGAACTTATTCTGATCATCCGGAGGGAGACCCAGAGAATTTTACAAGAAAACAAATTGATTTAGAAAAAGACTATGGAACAAAATCTATAAAAGAAGATGTAAATTTCGAAAGAGGTCAAGACCCCATTAAAGGACTTGATATTGGAATGGACCGAAAACTTCCCAAACTAGAATTAAGAAATGCTATTATAGAAAAGATCTGGCCTAAAGTTAAAAATAATCCCCTTTTCACTGAGAAAGTAATAGGAGAGGAATTAAGACAGGAGTTAGAAACTTGGACAGAAGTAATAATAGATGAATTTGGCATTGAAAGGCCTAGCGAGCTTGGATTTGATCATTTTAGAGAATATTGGAATGATATATTTAACGAGTAAAAATAAAACACTATATGAGATTTCAAAGTTTAAATGAATGGTCCAAACTTTATGAAGGGGGAGCTGCTATTCCTACTTCAAAAAGAATAACAGTAGAGGAAGGAAATGCAATTTTTGATTGGGTTAAGCAAAACGTACTTCCTAAATTAGGTGTTACATCGGAAGACGTGACATTAATTGGATCATTTGGAAAGAAAAAAGCTGGGGAGGATCACGGGGATCTGGATATAGTGGTGGATTCAAATGTTCTTTCCGATGTAAACAATATAGAGAATGAACCAAGAGCTCTATTAGACTTTATGGAAGAAGTTATAGAAGGATTGGGAATTCAAACATATAAAATGGTTGGTTTAAGAGAAATATCTACCGGTATTAAAATTCCAGGAACAGAAGACGTAGCTCAGGTAGACTTTATGCTTACACCAAGTTTAGATTGGTCAAAATTCATTTATCATAACCCAAATCTTGAAAAGGGTGAATCCCAATATAAAGGGTCTTATAGAAATGCTCTTCTAATGGCTGTTATTTCAGAAGCTGAAAAAGATGTTGTTGATAGGGATGAATCCGGTAAACCTTCCGAATT